AATTTAATACAGACTAATTTTTATGAGAGACCATTTCAACCAGAATTAGGTTGTGGTATTAGAGAATTACTTTTTGAAAACTTTACACCAATGACTAAAGTTTTTTTAGAAAGAAAAATAGAAGAAGTTTTAATTAACTATGAACCTAGAGTAGATTTGCAAAATGTTCAAGTTGATGATGACCAAGACGGCAATAGATTAGTTGTTGATATATATTTTTATGTAGTAGGTGTACCAGGTCCACAACAAGTGCAAACATTTTTACAGAGAGTAAGATAATAGATGTCAAATAAGTTAGTAGTATCAGATTATGATTTTGAAGCAATCAAAAGTAATCTAAAAGGTTTTTTACAAGGACAAACCGAATTTCAAGATTACGATTTTGAAGGTAGTTCTTTAAATATTCTACTAGATGTTTTATCTTACAATACTCACTACATGGCTTATCTTGCCAACATGGCAACTAATGAAATTTATCTTGATAGTGCAGATATAAGAAATAATATTGTATCATTAGCAAAGATGATTGGTTATACACCATCATCACCAAAAGCACCACAAGCAAATATTGATATTATAATTAATAATGCTTCAGGCACAAGTATTACAATGGCAAAAGGAACAGTCTTCACAACAAGTGTTGACGGGACTTCATATCAATACATAACAAATTCAGATTTTACAACTACACCAGTTGCAGGTGTTTATAAATTTTCTAGTGTACCAATTTTAGAAGGTACTTTAGTTCAATTTAAATATACTTTTGATAGTACAGATTCAGACCAAAAGTTTATCTTACCAAGTAATAAAGTTGATACATCTACTTTACAAGTAAGAGTTCAAAATAGTAGTGATGATACATCTATTGAAACATACGCATTAGCAGGTGGTTATAATAATGTAACAACAAATACTAAAGTTTATTTCTTACAAGAAGGCCGAGACGGCAGATATGAAATTTATTTTGGTGACGGTACAAATGGTAAATCACTAGAAGACGGAAATATAATTATTTTAGATTACATTGTAACAAATAAAGGAATATCAAACGGTGCAAGTTCTTTTCAATTACAAGGAACAATTGGTGGTTTTTCAGATGTTACAATTTCAACTGTATCAGCTTCACAAGGTGGTGTTGCAGGTGAAACAAATGATTCAATAAAATTAAATGCACCTTTACAATACGCAGCTCAAGACAGAGCAGTAACAACTACAGATTATGAAAGTTTAGTTAAATCAATTTATCCAAATGCATTATCAGTAAGTGCTTGGGGTGGTGAAGATGATGAAACACCAAGATATGGTATTGTGAAAATAGGTGTTAAAGCTGCTTCAGGTTCTACATTGACAGAAACTACAAAAGCAGATATAGTAAATAAATTAAAACCATACAATGTTGCTTCAGTTGTACCTCAAATTGTGGATCCAGAAATAACTTCGGTACTATTAACTTCAACAGTTAAATACAATACATCAGGAACAACAAAATCAAGTGATACATTAAAATCAGAAATTATATCTTCATTGACAAATTATAATACAAATACTTTACAAAAATTTGATTCAATATATCGTCACTCAAAAGTAACAGGTTTAATTGATGGTACTGATAATAGTATTCTATCAAATATTACAACTGTTAAAATAAGAAAAAGTTTTACACCTACAATAGCAGCCTCTAACAAATATGCTATTTACTTTAGAAATGCTTTATTCAATCCTCATGCAGGACATAATATGGCTGCCGGTGGTATTTTAAGTTCTACAGGTTTTAAAGTAACAGGTAGTGATAATGAAATGTTTTTTGATGATGACGGTAATGGTAATGTAAGAAGATATTTCTTATCATCTGGTATTAGAACATATGTAAATGATAGTCAAGGAACAATTAATTATTCAACCGGAGAAATTATACTTAACTCTTTAAATGTTGCCTCAATATCTAATATCAGAGGTGTTACATCTACATTAATTGAGATAACAATAACTCCTTTATCAAATGATATTGTACCTGTAAGAGACCAAATTGTAGAAATAGATATTGCAAATTCTAATATTACCGTAACAGCAGACACTTTTGTGGGAGGTTCAGCTGACGCTGGTGTGGGCTACACAACAACATCAAGCTACTAATGAGCAATGGCAAAATTTAATGAAAAAATATCAACGATACTTAACAACCAATTACCAGAGTTTGTCGTTGCAGACCATCCTAAATTCGCAGAATTTCTAAAAGTCTATTATCAACTTTTAGAATCAGCAGAATTATCCGTTACAGCTATTGAGGGCACAGATGGTGTTTTACTTGAAACAGAAACAGGTCAAACAAACAATCTAGTTTTAAACTCTAGTCGTAAAGATACAGCAAGAACATTATTAGATGAAAATGATAAGATACTTTTAGAAGAATCTACTTACGGTAAATTCACTAGAGGTGAAACTATTACAGGTCAAACATCAAAAGCAACTGCTGTAGTATTAGTAGAAGATATTGCTAATAATAGATTAATAATTTCAGCACAAGATAAATTTATTGATACAGAAATAGTTGTTGGTCAAAATTCAGGTGCTCAAGCCACAATTTCAAATTACAGACCTAATCCAGTAAATAATATTTCAGACTTAATTAATTTTAGGGATCCTGATAAAGTTATTAATCACTTCTTAACAGAAATGAGAAATGAGTTTTTGGCAACATTGCCAGAAAACTTAGCGTTAGGTATTGATAAAAGAAAATTAATTAAAAATATTAAATCACTTTATAGGTCAAAAGGTTCAGTTCGTGGCCATGAAATGTTTTTTAGAGTTTTATTTGGTGAACAATCAGAAACATTTTATCCTAGAGAACAAATGCTTAAGGCTTCAGATGGTCAGTTTGACTCATTAAAAGTATTAAGGGTTATTGCAACAGTAGGTGACGCAACACTATTAATTGGTAGAACAATAACAGGTCAAACTTCAAACGCAACTGCTATTGTAGAAAATACTTCTACACTACAAATTGGTGCTTCTACAGTTACACAATTAATTTTAAATGCTGATAGTATTCAAGGAACATTTTTAATTAATGAAGAAATACAAGGAACAACAGCCGATACAGATGACTACTTTATTAAGGCAAGTATTACAGGTATACCTGGTACAAAAAATATTACAAATGATGGTTCATTAAATAAAACTACAGATACAATTAATGTAATAGCTGGTGGTGAGGGTGCATTATTTCAAATTGAAGATATTGGACCTGGAAGTATTACAGAAATTATTTTAGATAATAAAGGTACAGGTTATGAGATAGGTGATAAACTAACATTTAATAATACAGGAACAAATGGTGGAAATGCAGCTGGATTTGTAAAACTTGTAAATGGTGGTATTGCAGACCAAGCAGGCAGTAGGGATCCTGCTAACGGAACGGAAGACAGAATAGTTTTAGAAGGCGGTACAACTCAAGGTGACGCATATTCAGGTAATGTTATTGTTCAAGAAAAATTTACAGACTTACAAACTATAGAAGAAATATTTTTAACAAATGGTGGTGGACAATATACATCATTACCTTCAGTATCAGTTACATCATCTACAGGTTCTAGTGCAATTGTAAAAGCATATGGTGATGAAATAGGAAAAATTGTAAAATTAAAAACTGCTGAATTAGGTAGAAGTTACGAAACAGCACCAACGCCTCCTGTTTTAGGTTTCTTTAATAACATGATTATAACAGGTATTGTTGGTTCTTATATTCAAAATGGTACAGTTACAGGTGGCACAAGTAATGCTACAGGTGTAATTGCAGAGTTTGATAATGATAAAGGTCTATTAAGAATTAAAAATGTAACAGGTACTTTTCAATTAAATGAAACTATTACATCTAATTCAGGTGGAACATCTAAACTTGCAAAATTAGATATTTCAACAGCTACAGTAAATGTTGTGTCTGTATCAGATACAGATGGTGTGTTTATTAGTGAAAAAGGTAAATTATCAGAAACAACAATGAGAGTACAAGATAGTTTATACTATCAAGATTATTCTTATGTAATTAAAGTAGGTCAATCTATCGCCAGATGGCGTGACGCATTTAAAAAGACTATGCACACAGCAGGTTTTTATTTTACAGGTCAAGTAGATATTGAATCAAGAATAATAGTAACAGCAAAAGGTCCTGTTAAAGGTGTTACTTCAGGAGTTCTTGATAGTCCATTATTATCTCTTGTTAATACAATTTTCACAACTGTTTTTGGTAGAAGATTAGGAACAATTTCAGACGGAACATCTTTAAGACCTAAAGCAAATGTAGGTGGTAATGTTGATGTAAGTACGGATTACGAAGACCCATTTGCCGCTAATACTAGAGATTTGACAGTAACGAGAGAAAAAATATCAATAGATTATTTAAGTAGACCAAGGAATATTTTTACTGACGGTGCAGGAGTTGTACATGATATTAGAAGTGGTTATGCATACGGTGGACCTAGATTTAGTTCATTAAATAGATATGTTAATAGTGCTTTTGGTCAAACAGCAGTCGGTTCTAATGCAAACTCATTTCAAAATTTAAGTAATATCAAAATACAAGGTACTAAAACAGCTCTTGATGGACAACAAACACCTATATTTTTATTTACTTCTAACGAAATAGGTAAGAAAATTAAGATGAATTATGCGTTTCCTTGTGAAATAGGAACAAACGCTGATTTATTCAGTAACACATTAACTAGATTTGATAGTAACACAACTAAATTTGATAAAACAACATCATAAAATGTTTATAAATAGTACAAAGAGATAGAGGCAAATGACAAAACAAGTAATAAGTAGAGGTACTAACGCAAACGACGGAACAGGTGATAATCTCCGAGACGGTGCTAATAAGATAAACCTCAATTTTAACGAAATTTATACAGCATTAGGTAATGGTACAACACTTGATGGTACTATTAAAATTGCTGATGATTCATCTACGGTAGCAACAATTTCTGCCAATGGTGAAACATTAAAAATTTTAGGTGGTAGTGCTATCACTAGTGTGTTATCAGGTAACACATTAACCATTTCTGCTGACGCTTCATCTCTATTGACTGCTACAGGTGCGGCTACTTTAACAAACAAAACAATTAATTTAAGTAACAATAATACACTTTCAGCTACATTTGCTGAAATTAACACAGCAATTTCAGACGCAACTTTAGTTGACACAGCGGCTTCTCAAACACTTACAAATAAAACATTAAGTGCTGATAATAATACTATTTCAGGTATTGCAGCTTCAAGTTTTGTATTGTCAAATGGTTCAGGAAATTTAGATGGTTCTGCTTCAGCAAAAGCAATACCAACAGGTGCAGTTGTAGGTTCAAGTGATACACAAACACTTACAAATAAAACTATTAGTGGTGCAGATAACACAATTACAAATATTCCATCTGCTAATGTTACAGGTGTATTTGATAATACATCTTCAGGTTCAAAAATTAGATTTAACTTTGCCGGTACAGGTGCGTTTCCAAGTGAAACAACTTACGAAGGTATGTTTGCATATGACACAACAGGCAATCAAGCTTATGTTGCAGACGCAGGTGGTTGGACAAAACTTATAAATGAAAATGCTTCAGTAGGTGATTTATCAAATGTTAATATAACAAGTGTTGCAGACGGTCAAGCATTAATATGGAGTTCAGCACAAGGTAGATTTAATCCAGGTACTGCTGGTACATCATTAACTGTACAAGAAGAAGGTTCAGCATTATCAACTGCCGCTGATACATTAAACTTTGTTGGTACTGGTGTAACTGCTTCAGGAACAGGTTCAACAAAAACTATTACTATTGCAGCTGGTCATACAGCAGGTAATGATTTAGAGATGAATAATACTCCTTTGAGAGACGCAAAATATATTTCTCACCGTTCACCAGATTCTACAATTACACAAATTATAACAGTTACAGTTGCAGCTAAAACAAGTGAACACAGCGAGTATGGTACAGGTTCGTCAAATGGTTATGTTATTGATGGCGACCAATCTCCACAGGTAACTTTATCAAAAGGTGTTTATAAGTTTGACCAAGCAGACGCTTCAAACTCAACACACCCATTAAAATTTTATTACGATAGAGATAAAAATAGAGAGTATTCAACAGGTGTTGTCGTAACTGGTACTGCTGGTTCAGCAGGTGCTAATACAACAATTACGATAGATGACCAGACGCCTACACCATTGTATTATCAATGTACTGCTCATTCTTATATGGGTCATCAAATAGATATTCCGACTGGTCAACAAAAAAGATTAAATATAACATCAGCAACAGCAACAGGTGATGTGGCTGGAGGAGCAAACTCTGGTAAATCTTTTACAATTTTAGCAAATATGGGTGTTAATGATATATTAGTTTTTGTAAACGGTATTTGTATGGTACCAACAGATGACTATACTGTTTCTGGAACAACATTAACTTTTGACACGGCGCCGGCTACGGGAGCAGAAATTCAATTTAGGTACTTAGGAGCATAATATGGGAGCAAAAACAAGAGCAATGTCAATTGGTGTATGTTCGTTTTATGCAACGCCATCAGCTAATCAAACAATTCCAAATACAACACATACAAAAGTAACTATGGATACAGAAGTGTTAGATACTCATGGAGCTTATGATACCTCAACAAGTCAATTTACGGTACCGGCAGGTATGGGTGGATTATATGAGTTTTCATATAACGCAAGAATACCTTTGACTAATGGTGAGGAAATGGTTATGGCATTGTATGTTGATGGTGCAAATGTTCCTGCTTCCAACACACAAATGTATCCAGGTGCTAATGGTTCGTATTATCACGCCTCTACTACTATGGCCAATTTAACAGCAGGACAGACAGCAGAATTTAGAATATATTTAACATCCACTGGAACGAGAACAACAAATAATCTTTATTGTTTTTTCTCTGGTAACAGAATAAACGGATAAACCATTATGAAAACTTGTATAAATATTGAATAAGGAAGAAATAAAAAGATATGCCAGCAATAATAACAGACAGATTTAGAATTCACAATAGTGAACAGTTTTCAGAGGCTTTTTCTGAAGCTTCAGGTAATACATTTTATCTAGGTATAGGAAGACCTCAACCATTTGCTACATCTACAAGAGCAGACGGAAGAACAAACAACGAGGGAACAGACGCTGCTCCAATTACACCAGCAGATAATGTTAATGCACAATCATTCCCTTATGACGATTTATTGGCGGCTAAAAAAATTACTCAAACAGATATTACTTTTGCAGTACCAAGAAGAAACTGGACTACAGGAACAACATACGATATTTACAGACATGATTACGGCGACTATCAAACTGGTAATACAACTGCTATTGCAGCTAATGGTGGTGCGTCAACTTTACATGACTCAGCATTTTATGTATTAACTACAGAAAGAAATGTTTACAAATGTTTAGATAATAATAATAACGCAGCTTCAACAGTAGAACCAACAACTACTCCACCTTCAACTATTATTTCAACTGCTGATGGTTATAGATGGAAATACATGTACACTTTGACTGCTTCACAACAAGCAAACTTTTTATCTACAGATTTTATGGCAGTTGCTACAAATTCAGATGTTTCATCAAACGCTGTTGATGGTGCAATTAATATTGTAAAAATTAAAACTGCTGGTTCAGGTGGTGCTGAAGGCACACATACAGGTATCGCAATGAGAGGTGACGGTTCAAACGGAACAGTTTCAGTTACAGTTACTTCAGGTGCAGTTACAGCAGTTACAGTTACAAACAAAGGAACAGGTTACACTTACGCAACAATTTCAAATGCACAAATCGTAGCCGCTGGTGCAACAAACCTTGTTGGTGCAGAATTAGATTGTATTATTGAACCAAAAGGTGGTCACGGATTTAACGCAGTAGAAGAATTAGGTGGTTTTTATGTAATGATGAATACATCACTTGAAGGAACAGAAAGTTCAAACACAGGTGACTTTACAGTTGCAAACGACTTTAGAAAAATTACTTTAATTAGGGATCCAAATTCAGGTGGTTCAGCTTCTACAACAACAACTTTAAGAGGTACAAAAGCAATTAATCTTTCAGGTGTTTCAGGAACATTTACAGTTGATGAAGAAATCAACCAAGCCTCTACAGGTGCAGTTGGTAAAGTTGTAGAATGGGATTCAGTAAACAGTATTTTATATTACATACAAACTAGACATAATGATGAGGGTGTTGACGCAAACGGAAACCTAACAGCATTTAGTGGACAGAATGTAGTTACAGGACAAACTTCAAGTGCAAACGGAACACCAACTACATCAACTAGTACAATTAACAGTCAGTCTTTTACAAGTGGTTATTCTAATCCTGAAATTGACGCTGACTCTGGTGATATTCTTTACATTGAGAACAGAGCGCCTATTACAAGAGCTGCTGACCAAACAGAGAATATAAAACTGGTAATAGAATTTTAGGAGAGTTAAATGCCAAGTCCAACTGACTTTAATCTCTCACCTTACTATGATGACTTCAACGAGTCTAAAAAGTTTCATAGAATACTTTTCAGACCGTCATTTGCTGTACAGGCTAGAGAATTAACACAGTCACAATCAATATTACAAAACCAAGTAGAAAAGATATCAGACCATCTTTTTGAAAAAGGTGCAATGGTTATTCCTGGTGAAGTAGGATATAATATAAATTACTATGCAGTTAAACTAACTTCATTTACAGATTCATCTTCCGTAGGTCTTACTCTAGCAGATTTTAATAATTTACAATTAACAGGTCAAACTTCAGGTGTTATAGCAAAGGTTATTAATTTTGTTGCTACAGACGGAACAGACCCTAATACTTTATATGTACAATACGAAAATTCAGGTACAAATAATACAGAAATAAAATTTACAGCTGGTGAAACAATATCTGTTGCAACAACTTTACAAGGTACAGCAACAACTGTATCTGCTGTAGTAGATTCATGTGCTACAGGTGCAGCTGCGTATGTAGCCGCTGGTACTTACTACATCAATGGTTTTCATGTTGAAGTTTCAGAGCAAACTGTAATATTAGACAAGTACACAAACACACCATCATACAGAGTAGGTTTATTAGTTTCAGAATCTTTTGTAACACCTAATGATGACCCCGATTTAGTTGATAATGCACAAGGCACTTCAAATGTTAATGCTCCTGGTGCTCACAGATTTAAAATAGATTTAACTCTAACTAAAAAAGCTTTATCTGCTGTAGATGACGCAAACTTTGTAGAGTTGTTAAGATTAAAAGCAGGTATCTTACAGAACCAAGTTAGAACAACAGAATATGCAGTATTAGAAGATACACTTGCTCGTAGAACATTTGACGAGAGTGGTGACTATGCAGTAAGAGATTTTGATTTAGATTTAAGAGAACATTTAATAAATGGAAATAACAGAGGTATTTTTACATCCGCTAACGGTGGTTTAGAAAGTAAAATTGCAGCTGGTATGGGACCAGGTAAAGCATATGTTAAAGGTTACGAAATAGAAACTATCGGAACATCTTTTGTAGATATTAATAAAGCAAGAAGTTTTGATACACAAAATAACTTTACTACTAAATTTGAAGTAGGTAACTTTGTCAATGTAAGAAATATTTTTGGTTCTCCAGATATAGGTTTTGTATCAGGCGCTACAGAAGCATTTAAAAGAGTTAATTTATACAAAGACCAAACAACTTCAAGAGGAGTTGAAAATACAGGTTCAGGCGCAGGCATAACTTCAATAGGTCGTGCTAAGTCAAAAGGTTTCCAATATGTAACAGGTACACCATCAGCATTTACATTTTCTAGTGCAGCTTTAACAAATTCTGTTTACAGACATTATCTATTTGACATTAATATGTTTACACACTTGAATGTAACATCTAATACAGCATTTACAACTGGCGAAACTGTAACAGGTTCAACTTCAGGTGCTACTGCTACAGTAGAAAGTTTATCTACACAAACAGCTGCTTCTGCTTCAGCAATTAGTGTTGCAAATCCAGGTGTTGTTACAGCAAATGGTCACGGTTTAAGAGAAGGACAACAAATAAAATTTAGTGCTATAAGTGCTACAATTGGTGGTGTTGCAATAACAACAAATGATGTATATACAGTAAGAAATCCAAGTACAAATGCTTTTGAATTATATGGTGTAGATGGAACAACATCTCAAAATGTTGACGCTTTCACATCAGCAGGAAATGTTTTACATGGTGTTGTAGTATGTTCTAGTGTAAACGGAACATTTGTTGCAGGTGAAACAATAACAGGTGGTACTTCAGGTGGCACATCAATTATTCAATCAAACGCAGTTGGTTTAAAAGGTGTAACAACTTTTGAATTTCCACAAGTTAAACAACTTGGTATGGCAGGTTCGCCAGCATATACTTCGGATGTTTCAAAAAATGCAACATACGGAGAAAGTTTACAACTTACAGGTTCGTTATCAATAGCAAATGGTGGCACGGCAATTTCAGGTTTTGGTACTTTATTTAATACAGAATTAAAACTAGGTGATGAGATTACATTTACTACAGACGCTGGTTCTTCTATAACAAGAATTGTTGAAGCTATTATTTCAAATACTTCATTGACTTTATCAGCAGTAGTTGGTGGTTCAGATGTTTCTACAAAAACTGTTGCAACTAGAAACAGAGGTAAGTTACAAGATTCAAATAAAAATATTTCAATATTCAAATTACCAAATAGTGCAGTTAAAACTTTAAAGACAACTGCTAACAATGGTATTACAGATACAAACTTTAAAGTAAGAAGACAGTTTGTACAACAATTATCATCTGGTTCAGGTCAGATATCAGCAGGTACTAACGAAACTTTTGCAAGTTTAGCTGAAGGAGATTATACTGTATCTATTAAAGCAATTGGTTCAGCTTCATCAGGTGCAAACGGTGATGTATTAAGTTTAACAGGTAATAATGCAGACGGTAATCCTATTTTCACATTATCTGGTTCGCCAACTGGTAAAACTTTAGACCTTGATTTTGGTACGGCTTATGCAGACGCAGAATTAAAAATACTTGCTACAGTTAACAGAGCAGTTGCAAGTTCTAAAACTAAAACACTAAATGCTAATACAACTTTACAAGTAACTTCACAATCAGTTATTGAAAGTGGTACAATAGGTTTAGGTAAGGCAGATGTATTTAAAATTAATAATGTTTATATGGCTGCTGACTTTAGTACAAACGCAACAACAAGTAGCACAAATATTACAAGTAGATTTGATTTAGATACAGGTCAAAGAGATAACTTCTATGACATTGGTAGATTAAAATTAAAAACAGGTGAATTAACACCGACAGGTAGATTACTTGTAGATTTTGATTTCTTTGGTCATGGTTCTGGTGATTACTTTGATGTTGATTCATATTCAGGTGTTGTTACTTACGAAAATATACCAAGTTACAATTCAGATACAACTGGTAAACAATTTAATTTAAGAGACTGTTTAGATTTCAGACCTAGAGTTGATGACGCAAGTACAATTAATTCTGGTGGTCAAGATAGAAGTTTTGATGGTACAGGTGCTTCTACAGTTGATGTAGTTAAATTTGGTGATGATGTAACTACAGACTTTGAATTTTATTTACCTAGAATTGATAAAATCTTTTTAGATAAAGATGGTGATTTCAAAGTTGTTGAAGGTTCATCTTCATTAGACCCACAAGTTCCTAAAAATTTAGATGGTGCAATGCATTTATACACATTGTCATTGGCGCCTTATACATTATCAACAAACGAAATAGAAATTGAAATTGTAGATAATCGTAGATATACAATGAGAGATATTGGTAGATTAGAAAAGAGAATTGAAAATGTAGAATACTATACTCAACTATCATTATTAGAAACTCAAACTCAACAATTACAAATACAAGACGCAGAGGGATTTGATAGATTTAAAAATGGATTTATCGTAGATAACTTTACAGGTCACGGTATTGGTGATGTTGGTAATTTAGATTACAAAATTTCAATGGACATGGCTCAAGGTGAGGCTAGACCAATTTGTAAAACTGATTCAGTTCAACTAATTGAATCTGATGATGACGGTACAACAATTTTAGCTACAGATAGAACAGATAATAATTATCAAAAAACTGGTGATTTAATTACATTACCTTTTGCTGAAGAAACTTTGATTGACCAACCTTTTGCAAGTAAATTTTTAAATGTTAACCCTTTCAATGTATTCACATGGGTTGGTACTGTAGAGTTAGACCCAGCAGGTGATGAATGGAAAGAAACAGAGAGAGTACCAGAATTAGTTGTTAACCAACAAGGTATGTTTGACACTATGGCTGCTAATGCAGGCAATCCTAATTTAGAAAGAATAGAAATTGGTACAGTATGGAATGAGTGGCAAGATAATTGGGTTGGTAGACCAGTAGAAGCAGGTACAAGAAATATCGGTGGTCAAAGAAGAGAACAAACTTTTGCTCATGGTATTCCAAGAAGAGTTTTACAAACACAAGAGATTACAACTGTTCAACAAGTAAATCAAACTAGAACAGGTGTGAGAAGTGTTGTAGTACCACAAGTTGTTAGACGGTCATTAGGTGACAGAGTTCTTAATGTTGCGTTTATACCTTTTATTAGAAGTAGAACAGTAAACTTTACAGTAACAAGATTAAAACCAAATACTAAAGTATTCCCATTCTTTGATAACATTGATGTATCAAGTTATGTTACACCAACAGGTGGTGCATTAGGTGGTAATTTAGTATCAGACGCTAACGGTGCATTATCAGGTTCTTTTGCAATACCTGACCCGACAGTTGACGCAAATCCAAGATGGCGTACAGGTACAAGAGTATTCAGATTAACTAGTTCATCTACAAATGATTTAAATTCTGTAGTAGAAACTTCAGCAGAGGGTGATTACACAGCAAGAGGTTCTTTAGAAACAGTTAGAGAAACAATTGTTTCAACAAGAGAACCTAGACTTGTAAGAGAAAATACTACAGAGACAAGAAACTTAGCAAGAACATCAACAAGAAGAACAGACAGACAAGTTGGTTGGTGGGATCCTCTAGCACAAACATTCTTGATTGATGATAAAGGTGGTGTATTTGTGTCTTCACTTGACTTATATTTCCAATCTAAGCCAGGTTCAAGTGACTCACAAGTTCCTGTAACTCTACAAATTAGAGAAGTTAAAAATGGTTATCCTTCTACAAATATTTTACCATTCTCGGAAGTTTCTTTAAATCCTAATCTTGTTAATACTAGTGTTGACGCTAGCGTTGCAACTACATTTAACTTCAATAGTCCAGTATTCATTCAAGAAAATACAGAGTATGCATTTGTATTATTAGCAAATACACAAGAATATAATGTTTATGTATCAAGAGTAGGTCAAACTAATTTAGGTTCTGATAGAACAATATCACAACAACCTTACGCTGGTGTATTATTTAAATCTCAAAACGGTTCTACATGGACTGCTGAACAAAATGAAGATGTTAAATTTAAAATGAAAAGATGTGAATTCCAAAATGTTCAAGGTAATGTAACATTCTGTAATGACAGTTTACCAGTAAGAAATTTAAAAACAAATCCTATTAGAACAACAAGTGGTTCTCATATTATTAGAGTTTTCCATCCAAACCACGGTATGCACGGAACAGGTAACAATGTTACATTGGCCGGCTTTGAGGCAAGTACAAACTACAATGGTATTGCAGGTTCTTCAATTAACGGAACATATTCAGCATTATCTAATATTACACTTGATAGTTATGATGTTGCAATTGCAGACAGTTCAAATGCAAATTCTTCAGGCGACACAGGTGGTACAGGTATAACTGCTACACAAAATAGATTGTTTGATGTATCAATGTTAAATATTCAAACTATGACTGTACCTGAAACAAATATTAATTATGCTATTAGACCTACAAGTGGTAAATCAGTTCACGGTACAGAAACAGAATTTACAATGATACCTACAACAAATAAAATTAGTGTTATCGCAAACGATAATATTTACTTTGAAGCACCTCAAATGGTGGCTAGTGATATTAACCAAACAAATGAGATGTCAGGTAGTAAGTCATTATTTGTAACATGTACATTATCAACATCAAATACAAAATTATCACCTGTAATTGATACACAAAGAATTAGTATGATTACAGTACAAAACAGATTGAATAGTCCTACAAGTATTAATCATCCTAATTTTAAAGATGATGAACAACCAAGTGGTTCTGCTACAGCAGCTATTTACTGTACAAGACCTGTTGTATTAGATAATCCATCAACTTCATTAGAAGTTAGACTTACTTCAAATGTAAGGTCAGACGCAGAGGTTGAAGTTTACTTTAGAGCAACATCATCCGAAGAAGTTAGAGATGTTAAAGATTTAAATTGGGTGCCATTTAATGGTAACGGTAGTGAAGATATTGCAGTAGCACCTGCTGAATCAAATAATGAATTTAAAGAATACAAATATAGTATAGCTAGTTTACCAGAGTTTACAGCATTTCAAATTAAGATTGCTATGAAAGCAACAAACTCAGCTCATGCTCCTAGAGTTAAAGATTTAAGAGGAATAGCGTTGGCGGTGTAATATGGCAGAGAGATTAAAAGTAGAAGGTTTTACAAGTTTAGTCAGACACTCCCATTCAAACGGTATTGTTAACACAAATGTAAGTGAATATGAAACTTACATGAAAAGAGTTAAAGATAGAAACAGACACGGTGACCAAATAAGAAGTGCCGTAAAAGACATAAATAATTTAAAGACCGAATTAAGAGAAATAAAAGGTTTACTAAAAGAGATAATCAATGGCAGTTAAAAACATAGCAGTAACAGATACACTAGAAACATTTAGAACCAAATTTAATGATTTGGCGGCAACTGATTTCGGTGATATAGCTACTCTTGATAATTCAATTGTTGCAACAAATCTAGTTGACGCAATGAATGAAACAATTAGTATTGCTACATCTACTGCTGGTTGGACAATAGAAGACTCAACATCAACTCAACAGATTATTGGTGGTGGTAATATTTTAAGAGTATTTGGAGCTGCAAACGAAATTACAGCAGTTGTAAGTGCGATTGACACATTAACAATTGGTTTACCGGACGCTGTATCTATAACAACATCATTAACAGCTCCTACTTTATCAACTGGTAACATGTCGTTAACAAACGGTTCTATTACAGATTCAAGTGGTAACATATCTTTTGGTAATGAAAATTTAGCTACAACAGGTAATATTAACGGTGCAACAATAACCGGTACAACTATTACCGGTTCAGGTGGTACTCACACTTTAGGCACAATAGAAGTTTCAGGCAATACAATTCGTTCAACAGACTCTACAGTAATTAGTATAAACGATTCAATATCAGTAACAGGCACAGTATCAACCAACAATATTGGTACAGTCACAGGAACAGCAGTTAATTTTGGTGCAAATAATTTACAAACAAGTGGTTTTTATTATACATCAAATACTTCAGGTGGTATAGTTTTTGAAGGTGGAACAGCAGATGGTTTTGAAACATTTTTAAATGTAATAGACCCTACGGATGATAGAGTTATAAACTTTCCTGATAATTCAGGTACAGTTATTACAACAGGTTCAGCAGACGCAGTTAGTGAAGCTATGATGGCTAATGACGCAATAGGACAAAATGAATTAAAGTCAGTAGTGTCTTTACAAATATTAAATTCATCTGGTACAGTTTTAAAAACATTGTATGGTGCAGGTGCATAGGAATGGAATTAGATTATGGCAGTAGTACGACCACTCTATTATAATACAACAAGCAATAATGTACAAGAGATGTCGGATAGTCAAATTGACGACTTAAAGACATTTTGTATTTTTAAATATCAAACATCTGGCGCAGTACAATTATCAGTAGATTCAAGTAACACAGGTAATCTCTCTTCAATTAGTGATACAAGATTACAGGCAGGCGCAGCTTCAACTAGTGTAACGGCTTTTCCGAATGAGGCAACAACAGCCGAACCAAGTACAGTTACAGTTAATTATCAGCGTGTTACTCAAACAGTAAGTTCAGTACATAACACATTAACTGCTGATGGTGGTACAAGATATCCAGCTTATTACAATTCATCAGGAAATATTCAGGCTATGAGTGCTCAGGATATGAAAGATACTTTAATACATCCAGCATTTGATATTATTTTTTCTACAAATACTACAGTACAACAATCAGGAACATATTTTTTAAAAACTAGTACAACACTTGGTACTAATAATGATAGAAGCGTACTTACTTCAGCTAATGCTGTTTTTGTAGATACAAGAGCAAATACAGCTGCTTATACAGCAGGTGGTATTGGTGAAGCTTTAGACCAACCTACAAATATTACAAGTTATTATTTACATCAAAATTCATACGCTTCAAATCCAGTTTCTAGTATGCAGTTACCATTGAAGATAGATGACAATAATAATTTACAAGAATATCCTACAACAGGTTTTCCTACTTTTGACCAATTGTGTGAAAACTTTATGGGGCATACAGCAACTAGTTCAACAGATGGTTACACTTTAAGATATGCATTAGGAACATCAACATCTGATTATTCAAAAGGTTCAGGTATTGCAGATACAAGATTAAACGGTACTGGTAATTATCAAACAAGATTTGTTAATGCTGATGATTACAGAGCACAAGAATTTCCAAACGGAACAGCAACAACGGTAAATACATATTATTTAAGATTAATTAAAGCATAGTGAAAAATGAATATATTATTAACAGGAAGTGATGGCTTCATAGGCTCTCATTTATATCATCATCTAAAAAAAGAACATAATGTTTATGGTTTTGATTTAAAAAATGGTCATAACATTTTACAATCAGACTTTCCAAAAGATATAAATTTAGTAATTCATTTAGCAGGTTTATCTGGTGTTAGAGATAGTCTAGGCAGACCTGAAGAATATTGGAAAACAAATGTAATTGGCACACAAAGATTATTTGAACACTACAGAGATGTTAGAATAGTTTATGCTAGTTCATCTACAGCACACGAACCATGGAAAAATCCATACGCAATGAGTAAGTATAGTATGGAACAACTAAACCATAACAATGCAGTTGGTATGAGATTTACTACAGTTTATGGTCCAGGTGCTAGAGTAGATATGTTAATACCTAAAATATTAAGAAGTGATATAGAATACCTAAATGTAAATCATATTAGAGATTTTATACATGTAAATGATGTTGTAAGTGCTGTAGAAATTATGATGAATAACACATTTAGAGGTGTTGTAGAAGTAGGCACAGGCATTAGTAATAAACTTGTTGATATTGCAAATTATTTTAAAATAGATTATAAATCTGTATTAGGAGATGAAACTGAAAGACTAGATAATACGGCTGATATATCTATACTAAATAAGTTTGGATGGCGAGCAAAAATAAACTTATATAATTATATTGAGGAGAACAGAAATGTTAACTAAAGAGTATTTAAAAGACAACTTCATTGACGCATATTTTATTAATGAAGAAAGAGACACTATTGAAATCTTAACTACAAGTGAAGATAAAAAGGAAGTTTTTCCTACTATCATACCTTTCAATGAAGAACATGAAGGATTTAAAGCATTATTAAGTAAGATGTCAGTTGATGATTTACATGAAAGAACATATATCAAAAAGAAAGAAGAAAGAAAACTTTTTGAAGAACAACTTATAAGAATTGGTAAAAAAGATGGTTTTATATCGGAAGACGGAAAAATAGATAAAGATTTTTTTCCAACACTTGTAAAATCTATTCTTGATAATCCAGATAATGAAGACCACTTATTTTCTTTAAAATTAACATTGTTTGAAGTTCCTAAAATTAGAGAATCAGAAAATACAGAATTGAAAAGTGCAATAAGAAAAGGTAAAACAAAAGTTGAAGTATTGTTAAATGCTTTAAAACTTATCTCGGAAGAAAGTAATTAGAATACCAACCAGACCAGCCTTTTTCTTGAAGATGGTGCATTTGACCTAAAGTACAAATACTATAGTCTTTTGGTTTTTCATATAGGTAATCTTTTATAGAAGGACAAACTGGTTCATAAGTCCACTTGTAATCTATTTCTTCATAATAAAATTCATCACTACCTCTAGTATAATACTCTAGGTTTTCATCTTCATAGATTTTAAATGTATTCCAAATATAAGATACATCACCTGTCCATGAAACAATAGACGAGTTCAAAGGTGTATGAGCAGGCTCACGCCACCATGTATCATCTAATAAAGTAAAATATTTTCTAACTAGATTAGGTAGTTTGTTGAATATAACAACATCTAAATCAAAATATAGATTTTCGCCGTCTTTAAATTTACTATACATTTGAAGTTTATTAAAAACATTGTTATACGGATTTTCTGTAATAACTTCAAAACTATCATACTTTAGACCAGAGTATGTGTCTATCATATGTTTTAAATTATCTACATGCCAATCTGTAAACTTGTCACCAAACTTACAACATATTATTCTCATTTTATTTCTTTTACTTTTATAGCCCTATATCTAAATGAATTTATTTTAAACTCTGCTTTATCAGGAATTAAATGAAAATCGCCGTAAGGGTCTTGTACTTGTTTACCTTTATATTCATGCATATCAACAATAGTTGCTTTTCTCATTTTCTTGCCAGTTCTAGGATGTGTTTCTTGTCCTGTTGTAGTAATTTTACTACCATTAGCTGCGCCAATCATAAGTTCGTGTTCATCTGATTCCCAACGAGGTTTATTTTCTTGAGGATAACCTATTCCTAATCCGTAACATATTTCCATTGTTCCATTTTTAACTTCATCCATAATGCCTAATCGTTTAGGCCAGAAATCGTCACCGTTTAAATCATTATGACTTTTATTTGCGCCTGTTGAAAGACCCATTTTGTTAGCAACTCGCATTGTTAAACCTAATGAAATACCAATACTACAGTAAGCGTTTTGCCACCTATTCTTATCTGTATTAACTTTTATCGTACCGTCAGCATTGCTATTCAATGTGCTTTCAGGTTCTTTTGCAACCCATATCATATAAATGCTAGCATTTGTTTGTGAGTTTCTCCAAGTTGCTGGAGGATTTCTTCTATGAGTATAACCCCAAGTATATTTTGATATTTCTTCAATTACTTTTCTATCGTAAGTATAGTAAACATCAAAATATCCTTCATGTTGTTTTGTAGGAGAGTTTGTTGCTGTCCATATCAATTCATTTACAGCTTGTTTTATAAGTTCAGGATGTAAGGCGTCAAATTTGTCATAGTCCCAATTTCTCTGGCACTTTTGCATTTCTAACATGACTTTTCTTTCATTGTCCCAATCATAAAACATTTTCATAATTTTTCTTTCTTCTTTATCAGTCACACTATCCATCTTAGCCATTTTTATCTCCAATATTTTTTAATAAAGTTTGCATTATATTTATGTACGGCATTACCAACGCCTTGAAAGTGTACTACTTTGATTTTTTCATTTAAGTCATCTAACATCATATAATCTGTTTTAAATCTTTTTGAATAAAGTTTATTCAGTTCCACCATATCTTTGTTGTTATGTTTATGTGAACCTAACCATTCACCTGGTACTTTAGTTACCGTCTTATTCTTTTCGTGTAATTTCCAATCAACATAATTTTTTTCTCCATAAAATCTATAATGCACATCACCATTCTCAAAATAATGATTTTGCCAATAATCTGGATTTAAAGCAAAGTCATTCCATATATAATCTAATTGACCAGATTTAAACTTATAAAATCCACCATTAACACTTATATTTCTAGGCCACCATGTATCGTAAGTCACAAGTTCATTATCAGATACAGGATAGTTTATTAGTTCATCTATATTACCTGTGATAACTTGGTCAATATCCATTATAATAATTTCATCACCTGGTTTTTGATATGCAAACTGTGAGCTGAAAAACTTTAGTTTATGCCAATGTTTTTTGATAGCACTATGATGATTGTATGGTAAAATTAAATCAGCTTTGACATCTGTATCACTAATACAAACAAACTCAAAAGGAATTGATGTATTTCTTTTTAGACCATTGTAAAACTTTTCAACATAATCTGGTGTATAATAAGACCAATCATCTTGAAAGAATACTGTACATATCTTAATCATATCTTCTCCAAACTAAATCAAAGTCCTTACTTATTGCATGTACAATCTTTGTATCGTATGGTATAAACTTTTGTTTATCTAAAAAATAATGCCATTTACTATCTAACCATTGTATGTTTACTTTATTAACTTCTTTCTTATATGAAAAGATAGTTTCATTATCATAGTGAAACATATCAATTATATTTTGTGGATATAAATCAATTAAAACAAAATCACCATATGGGTCATCACTATCTGATTTTAATTCATCCATTAATTTCATAGTATCGTAAAAGTTACCAAAAAAATCTAATTTTTTAATGTCTTCACTTCTTGCACCTATAATACCTGTATTAATTACATCATTATTAGGATTGTAACCAGTTTTTAAAAGCATAGCATGACAATTAAAATACTTGGCTGATGGACTTCTAATACTACTATTCACAGTTCTTTTTTTATCTACATGATTGTTATTATTATAAACACAAATACCTTTTGATAAATCCCATGCGTCAAAGAATGATTCAGTTGTTAAAGGTATAGCGTCAAAGTCAAGATATAATATCTCATCAAAACTTTTTGATAATTCGTACAATAAATGTATTTTATAAAAGTTAATTATTTCATAACCTGTTAATTGTGGAAAGTTTCTTTTAAAATTTTTCTCAAATGCTTTATATTGGTCATCATATTCATACATTCTAAAATCAGCACCAATGTCTTTAGCGTATCTTCTTTTACATTCTACTAATTTTTTATAATGATTTTTAAATGCGTTTACTGTAATACTAGCTTTCTCTTTAGTATCATGTGGATTTTTAGAATCACCATAATGTTCTTCAACTGGTATATCAACATATAAACTATAAATTACTCTACTCATATTTACCAATCAAAAGAAATCTAGTTCCTCTTTCATCTATAATTTTATCTTCTATCATAACTTTAGCATTATCAGGTAATTGATATTTAAATTCTTCAATAGATGATACACAATTAATATGTCCTTCTATATCATACATATTATTAGAAGTGTAAGCAAAATAAGCTTTAGTTTCTAAATTTAATTCTTTCATAGACGGCATATGTTCACAGGAAGTATTGATAATTAAATCTGTTTTTTTAATTCTACTTGAATCAGGTGCCCAATCAAAAACATCTTTTGATATGAAATCTACATTATAATCTTTAAATATTTTATACTTAGCTTTACTAATTACTTTAGGGTCTAAATCAATAGCAGTAATTCTTTTAACTTCATTATAAAACGAGGGTATTAATATACTGCCATACCAACAACCAAATATTACAATTTCAGAATCTTTGTTTAGTATATTTAAATCTCTAATATGATTAATTAATGTTAGTTTAGATTTGAATTGATTTGGACTAAATGAATCTAGTAAGTCTTTATTCTCTCTCACTTCTTCCATTATGTTTTGTAATAATTTTATATCCATTTTACAACATCTTCAATTTCAGGTTTAATATCTTCATGTTCAACCCCTCTCTCTTTTAAAAAATCTCTTCTCGTTCTAGCAGCTATACCACAAGACATTAATAAAATAGGTCTATATTCAACATGATTTAATCCTTTTTTGTGCCATTCAGCAACACTTCTTTTAAAACATGATGTGTAAGAAATGTCAATATTTTTTTCTAACAAATAGATTGATAAATTTTGAACAAACAAACCTACTTCTACTGCTACAGAGTCTACTATTCTCTCAACTAAATGTGGAAACATTTGGTCAGCAAAATGACCTTTTTTTACTTGTTTTACATAATAAGGATTTAATTCTTTTAATACTCTACTATGAAAAGAAAATAGATATGCATTATTTTTTATATGAGCATAGTCTGGATTTTGCATACCACCTTGTGTCTTATCATTAAGTCCAAAATCAACAGCTCTTTGTTCGGCGTCCTTATGATTTTGCCAACACAACTCATATATACTTTGTTTTTCTTTTGCATGATTAGGACCATATACATCTACTCTATATGGCATACAATTGTTTTTTGCTGGAGTTGTTTTCCATGCTTTATATAAACACTCTTCAATAATCTTTTTATCTGGAATGGCTGGATGATAAACTCTTACATGTTTTCTTTTCTTTTCTAATATGTCAAAAGAGCTTATTGGTTTATTTTCTGTGTCACTCATTTTTTTATTCTCCAATCGTTAATGACAAGTATATCTAATTCTGTCTTTTTAAATGTTCTAATTGCCTGTTCTGGTGTTTCTACAATAGGTTCTTGACAATTAAAACTAGTATTTAATAACATAGGTATACCTGTAATTTTATAAAACTCATTTATAATATTATAAAACTTTTCGTTAAATTGTTTATTGACCGTTTGTATTCTTGCTGTACCGTCCACATGCGTAACGCCAGGTATCTTATCAGATTTTACTTTACAAATCCGAGACATGTAAGGACTAGGACTATTTGTATCAAAGTAATCTTTATAGTGTTCTTCTAATACTGCTGGTGCAAATGGTCTAAAGTCT